TCTTTTGCATTCGTATACGTGTGAGGGATCTTTCATAATAACTCCTTCCCCACCGCCAGCAACTATTTGTTCGTAGATTGGCATTAGTTCTTCCTTTGTCTTAGCCTCCCATTTTCTTGCCAGAACAACATTAGGGGTTTCCCCACCACATTCAAAAACCCTTTCGAGTGTCTGTCTTCTAATCGTATATGGGGCTTCGCCCTTGCCTGTCCTAATAGAAGCCATTCCGTCAATATCAAACGTATTAAAAAGTAAATCGTTACCGATAGATTCTTTAGGAGATCCTTTTAGAATCTGATTGACTTTTCCGCTTACACTTTTTCTGTCTTTATCTGTTAATTCACCATCGAAGAATATGTCTCCAAGATCCCTACTTAGATGCAAAAGTTGTTCTGCAATCTTGGTTAAATATTTAGTGTCAAGTTCATTAAAGGCTCTTGTGTAGAATTTTGCTTTGCGTTCTTCGATGGCGCAAATAACGCGGACCCCATCATATTTTTCCTCACATACAATGGAATCCCATTTATCAATAGCTTTATGATCATCTTCAGCTAACATTAAGCTGGGATCTGGAATTAATTCTTTACCTACTGCTTTATTGATGAGCTTAGCACCTATGCCTATGTTCATTCGCTTTGTAAGCACCTTAGCAAACACTTTTTTTAATTCTGCATGATAACCAGTGGATTCAATCAAACGTGCGGCTTTGGCCCTTAAATTGTCGTTTATTGCAGGTGCTTTCTTTAGTTCCTCACATAGACTAACAAATTCAGAGTAAAGGTTTAAATTTTCATTACAATCCTTATCCTCAAAATCTATTTTATGGAGTTTAGTTGTGATAAAGGGATCGAAGCAGATAGCTAGAATATATTCTAGCTCAACTGATAGATTTTCCGATATTAGCTGTTGCTTTTTCTTCTGTGATCCTTCCCCTGTGGATCTTTCTATTTCGAGGAGTAATTCTAGTTCTTTTTTCATTCATTTAAATTTTACAACTCAAATGTACGTCAAAAGTCCGTTTATAAAAAATGTTTCGGGTATTATGGTGCGGCTTCTGCTGCTGGTTCAGCTGCTGGCTCAGCTGCTGCTGGTTCTGCTGCTGGCTCAGCTGCCGGGGTTTCTTCCGCTGTCTCTGCTGCTGGGGTAGCTTCCGGAGTAGCAGAAGGTGTAGTACTACCCGCTGCAGGTTCTGCTGCAGCTGCTGCTTCTTTACCTTCTTCTTCCTCTTTCTTTTTGTAAATGCTATTGACCCTCTTATCCTCGTTTGTTAGATCTAAGAATTTATTTATTAGGAAGTCTTGACTGAAATATGGAATTTCTTCATCTCCCTTCTTTTCTTTAATTTCAGATAATCCCGAAATAAAATCAATCTTTTTGATAAGTTGTTCGATTTCTTTAGATTCACCAAATTGGTTATCTGAGTTAAATTTAACACCCAATTGTGATCTAAAAACAGGATCGTTGTCCAATTCTGGATGATCCAAAGTCATTTGAATCCAAAGGGGCTTTAGTAATATCTCCTGGTAGATTGATCTAATTCTATTAATGAACTTGTTGTATCTAATTTCGTCTCTCTCTGCAGATTCTGCTCCTATCTTATAAGTACCAACAGTTCCCCCTGATCTAGCAGCGAATCTATTAAATGGAATTTTAGAATCTGCCTTTAACTTATTAAAGAAATAAACAACAGCATCTATCACGTTTAAATTAGGTCCTCCACTATTAATTGTCTCTATCTTAGGTGATTCCCCACCTTGTACAGGAAAAAGATAGTTTTTATAAAATTGTAAATTTGGTCTTCCGTTAACACTTAATTCTCCTGAGTCTGTATTAAGTTTTATATCTTCCTTATACATGGTCATTAATTCACCAAGGGTTTCTTTGGCTTTCTGCGGCGATCTTGATCCCACAGGAATTGTCATTTTAAGACGAAATGATGCGTTCATAACATTCCAGATAATTCTGGTATGCTCCATAATTTTTAAAAGATTGTGAGATCTGATTAATCTCTCAACATAACTTGTTCTTGATGTTGTGTTTCCTTTCGCAAAAGAAATGTATATTACCTGTGCATCATAAAGTTTTCTTTCCCTAACACTATCATTGAAATATTGATACCAAATTTGGACTGCTTCCCCGCCGGGCCCTCTTTCTATAGAAGGGGTTAGAGATGTCGGGTCTAATTCTTTAAATCCTACTATCTGTTTTCCAGTATCAGAATAAACAATTTCAAATGATAAAAATCCATCTATTAGAAATTGTCTAAAATATTGCCATGCAGAAATACCATTATTGAATCCATGAGAAACATATATCTTTCTAAAATTTTCTCTTAGAGAATCCGCTACTTCATCCTTTAAATCAAGATTAACTAGGGAAAGATTACAACAAAAATTTCTATCATCATAAACAATAGCTTCATCTGCTAGAATATCTAAAATCCATTCAATCTCAGCATTTAACGCAAAGCTTCTTAAAAAATCTCTTTTGAATGGGTAATCTTTATCAAAATAAGCAATGTATTTTCTATTTGATGTGTCTTGGGCAGCCAGATTGAAAATAAAATCCTCATCTGAATCTGTCAGAGATAATTTTTGTCTCATAGCAGCTTCTGAAACCCCTATAGCTTGAGAATTTTTCACAACAAGATCCTTATACTCCATCCCGAAAGATCCGATTTTACTCACAGTCCTTAGTATACGTCCCATGTTGGGGTTTCTCTGGGAAAAATTATCTATGAATCCTGCCATTTATTATTATAATTTAAATTCTGTTTCTTCACCCTCTGCTGGTGGAGTTTCCCCGCCTTCCGCCGGAGGTGTTTCAGTTCCCGCTTCTTTAGATGCTTTTTCTTCTTCCTCTTTCTTCTTTTTTAAAGCAGCATCTTTTGCATTCTGATTAGCTAATCTATCATCATCTGTCATTCCAAGGTATTTGTCCAGTACATATTTAATGGAAAAATAGGGTTTACCCTCTGCATCTAAAAGACCAGCAATCTTTGTTACCTGATCCTTTCTTGCGTTTAAGATTTCCATATATCTTGTTTCTGCAAATGAATTGTCTTTTACATAATCTAATCCAAATTGACTTTTAATCATAAAGTCTTTTCTGTGTTCTGGATAATCTAAACAGAATTGAACCCAAAGTGGCTTAAGTAATATGTCTTGGAAGATAGATCTTAATCTAGTAATAAATTTAAAAAATCTGATTTCTTCCTGATCTAGTCCTTCTGCGTTTCCGCTAAATGTTCCCTGTGTTCCTCTATCTTCTCTGTCGAATCTAGAATAAGGAATTTTAGAATCTAATTTTAGTTTATCTGCAAAGTATGCTAATGCTTTTAAATCACTAAACGGGGTAGCATCGCCACTACCTGTTAAAGGTGTTATATCGGGGGTTCCGTTAGGAGTGGAAGGCATTAGGTAGTTCTTGAAGAACTGTATATTAGGTCTTCCGTTTACAAATAATTCTCCACTGTCAGAATCTAATCTTATATCTTCTTTATAGATACTCATCAATTCAGCAAGACTTTGTTTTGCTTTCTGAGGAGATTTTGTACCAACAGGTACTGTCATGGTTAATCTGTATGATGAATTCATTACGTTCCAGATTACTCTGGTGTGCTCCATAATTCTTAACAGGTTAAAAGATCTAATTAATCTTTCAACGTAGCTTACCCTAGTTGTGGTATTTCCTTTTGCATATGAAATATAGATAATTTGTGAATCGTACAACTTTCTTGAAAGAGCCGGATTATCAGGATATTGAATCCAACACTCAATAAAACTACCGTCTTGTTGTTTTTCTACTGATGGCAATAGGGAAGAAGGATCCAATTCCTTAAACCCAATAATGTTTTTACCCCTTGTATCAAATACTATCTCAAATGCTAAAATACCATCGATAAGAAAACTTCTAAAGAAATGCCAAGCAGAAATCCCCTCATTAAATCCGAAAAGATTATAAATCTCCTTATACCTATCTTGTATTTTGTTTTCTATTTCCTCCCCGATGCCCATAACATCGAATGAGGTAAAATATGAGAAAAAATTCTTATCGTCATAAACTATAGCCTCGTCACAAACGGTATCTAAAATAAATTCTATTTCGGGATTAATTGAAAAATTCCTAAGATATGTTTTTTTGTTAATATAATCCCGGTCAAAATATGCTATGTATTGTTTAGCTGTAGTATCTGCCTTTCTGATTGAATATAGGAAATTCTCATCCTCTATTCCACCATTTTTAAGGAATAAGGCCTCTGTTGTACCCACAGCTTGTGAGTTTTTAACAACCATGTCTCCATAGCTCATGCCAAACGATCCTATTTTTCTAAGATTGGTTAGCATGTTACTAAAAAAAGGATTAACCCTATTGTCTCCTAAAAATCCGGCCATTATTTGTATTTATTGTATATATCGTCTATAGCAGCCCCCTCGATAGATTTAGTGTTTAAGTAAACTAAATGCTTCCATTCGTCTCTTGGTATTTCCTTTAATCCCTTAATTTTCTCTATCTTATAACCTGTATATGCATGATTATACTTGATACCTCCCATTAAAGTTTCTAATAATTGGGGATCAAATCTTAAAGGCATCTGTGAAGCTGCCTCTTTTCCGTCGTTTTGATCCATGATTTTACCGTAAATTGAATGAAGTCTAATAAAAAAATTTATCCTATCCCTCGGTGTTATTAGAATTAAATCTAATCCTTTAATAATGCTTTTAGATGGCGTTATTTCCCTTGAGTCTAAAAAAATAACAGGTCTTCTGTTTATAAACCCTTTCTCTGCTTTTACCTCTGAATTATAATAAAAAGTATAAATTTTACCTTGTATTAGGCTTCTAATAGAATCTGACGATTTAAGAACAGAATAATTATTAGTATAATTGATAAAGCTTTCTTCCGATAATTTTGCTGGGGATCCTGCTTTTTCTATAGCATCTCTTATTTCCCTTTTAAAGTCCATTATCTAAAAATAAATTTTTCGTCTATTGCACCAAATTTATAACCATTGAACTTAGCAAACTTCATAGCAGCATCAAACTTGGCTCTATTTACTATCCATGTTTGCATCTGTTCATTGTGCGATCTAATTCTTTTCTCTGTTAATGCCCCAGTCAATACTGGTTTTTTCTCTAATTGGTATTGAGCTGATGGTTTAATTTCTAGAATCCAATCCTCAGTGCTTCCGTCTATTTTTTGAACCTTTATGTAGTAGTCTGGATGGTAGGTGTGCGTTTTTTTATCTATAGGGTTCCAATACTCTATTTGTACGGGCTCTGATGACCATTTAATAATATTAGGATTTTGATCACAATACAAGCAGAATCTCCCTTCCCAGGAAGACCTATAAATTATATTATGAATATCTCCAATATATTTTTCAGGTTTCCTTGGAACGAATTTTCCGGATTTGTATCTTCCGTTAGGCTTAACATTCTTTATATCTGTCTTAGACATTATAATTTTGATTATCGTCCCTAGTGAGTCTTGAGAAAGGTATGGTTTTTATAGACCTTGTTGAGTGTATTTTTTTCCACCCCTTCTGCATTCCGTTTTTAGCAATTTGTGAAATGAAAGCAAAAGGATTGTCAGATTTATTAGGATCGAATCTATCCCAATATTTAATAAGATCCTCCATTCCAAATGCTATACAATCTTCTTTATCCTCTATATCGCGATATGATTTGGTTTTTGAAAGTCCATTTACTATCAATGTGAACATTTTAACAGTTTCCGCTGTTAATTTTCCGCTTTCTTTTGATTCCAATAATGCTCTTTTTAGCTCTTTGTTTTTAACATACTCCATCAGTTTTGGTGTGAATTATTTTCGTTTGCAAAGCTATTTTCTAGTTTTTCAATCTGTCTAGAAATATCTTCCTCTAAAGCCTCAAGTTTCTTAATGGTTTCTTGTATAGTCTTTAATCCTATCTTACTGTTAGAGTGACTGGATGTTTCTAATTCTTTTAATTTACCTATGGTTTGTGCAAGATCCCCCGCAAAAAAAGAGAGTTCGTCTCCCATTCCTTCGGAAACGAACTCTGCTCTATGTTCAGAAATTGTATTTACTTTTTTTTTGTAGAAGGTGCTTTAGATAGAGTTGCTCTATTAAGAGGCTCGTGGTCACCTTTACCATTTAACTTGCTGTTACCTGGTGCTTTAGCTAAAGTTCCTTTTTTGCCAAGAACTAATTTTTTAACTTTTTCTTTCTTTCCAGAAGGTGCTTTTTCGTAGTTAGCATTCTTTTGAGATTCGATAATTGCTAAATTGTGAGCTTTTAAATCCTCAATATCTTTAGAAGATCCAGCAGCTGTACTGTGTGGTGCATCAGCTAAATTAGCATTCTTTTCTTTTTGAACGAATTTCTTTCCAGTTTTTGCTGTGTGTCCAGGAGCAACTGCTAATTCATGTTTACCCGAAGTTCCTTTTGGATCTTCTTTTAATTTTTTACCGCTCTTAACGTCTAAGTCTGCTAAATTATGAGATTTTAAATCCTCGATATCTTTTGATGATCCTGCTGCAGTTGCGTCCGGTGCTTCTGCTAATTCCATTCCTGCTTCTAATCCTTCGTTAGTCTCATCAAGATCTTCCTCTAAATCATTAACTCTAGTTAATTCTATATTTCTAATTTCGTCTGAGATATCAGTTACATCATTAAAGAAAAATTCTCCGGTTTTTCCATTTTCAAACATAACAGTGTATGTTTTAGAATTTCCATTTACCCCTACTACTTTACCTTTTTCTCCGTTTCTGTTAATTTTAACATCAGTGTTTATACCATATCCCTCGCTTTCTGTAACTACAGTCTTTTTAGCTCCTTTTTCGAATCTTTCGATTTCTACTGAGATCTGATTCCATTTTTCCTTTAACACGTTAGATTCTGAAGAAAGCATTTTTTGTGCCTCTTTGATTTCGTCCGAATTCTGAAGAGATGGGTTTGTTTCTAGTGCTTTGTTTATTTTACTAATTTCACTTTCTACTATTTCTAAATTCTTTCTAATTTCATTTTTGTCGTTTTTCATAATGGAAAGAATCCTATCTTCTTTGTCTAAAATCTGTGTCATCGACTCAGAAAGATCAAATCCTAAGAATTCTTTTACTGCATTAACTGCCTGACTACCGTTACCCTCTAAAAGTTCATTCTTCTTCATAGCAGGGTTTACCTTGTGTACAAAGACCCTGTTTTCAAATTTAAATACGTTAGCTTCTACGCCCTCGTATATTTTAGAAACGATTTTCTTTCCAAAATCAATCTCAGAAAGGTAGTTAGCAGCTTCTACTACTTGTACTGCGTGATCTATTGCATTAGCAGATCCTTGAAATCCATTTCTTAATTCAAAAGAAAGTGTAAATCCTAATTTATCTTCTGCTACTCTTCTACCATTAAAGAAAATATTCTTAGTGTCAGTTTCGCTTTCAAATACAACTGATAATTTATTTTTACCAACATAAAGATCTAAACCACTTTCATTAATTTTAACATTAGAGTTAGAAAGAGCTAAAACAGCTTTTAGGAATTTACCTGAAAGTCTTCCAGCTTCTTCTCTTTTCATGATTCTTACACCATCCTCTGTTGCTCTAAAGAATCTATTTGACGTTACGAAAACCGAAGAGTTTTCTGTAACTAGACTTGGAGCGATGATAGATTGGACATCACAGTTAGAAGAATTAACTTTAACATTAAATTTATTTCCAGTTTCGTTTTGTAAATTAGATACTCTCTCAACAAGGGATCTAACAGATGGATTAAATGCCCATTTCTTAAGATCCATCAAAAGTTTTTCAGAAACTCTGTCTTCAGATGCTAACCAATTTCTCATAGTTTCAACAATAGAAGAGTATAAGTCTCTACCGCCAGATCCGTTGATTTCTTCGATTGCTTTAGCAACCTCAATCTCTTTTCTGTTGCTTTCGAATGCTTTTTTTAGATTAGTCAAAGCTGGTTTTACGTTCTTTTCCCAAGCAAAGTTTTCCAATTCTGAGATCATTGCTTCTATAAGGAATGCCTCGGAAAGACCTTTGATTGATACGTGATTGATGTATTTGTCAACTAAGATTTTAGCTTCTGCTAATTCAACAAAAGAGGTATTATTTAAAGCCATTGCAGTCTCTAAAACTCCAACAGAAAAAGAAGATTTTATTGCTTTTCTGTGTTCTGTAGACATGTTTTCAATCTCTTTTTGTAAACCGTCTGTATATGAGCCAGCAGCACCTGATGTAAAACCGCCATTGCCACCCCAGCTTTCGTTTAAAAGAGCGGCAGCAGCTTTCGCTTTTTCCATTTTTATCTGTGACAGATTATCGTCGAAATTAATTCTATCCATTTTGAGGGATTTATTTTATTGTATATATCTATGTTCTAAAACCATTTTTTAAGCATTCCGAGTTTAAAGTCAGTATATCCATTATATATCAAAATTTTAGAAGGGATTCAATTAGTTTGATCTTGTTATAAACCGTATTTATATTTATCAGCATTAAAGTTCTGTAAGACCTGGGTAGAGGTTAAGGGTGTATCATACATTCTTATTATTCCGACTGTTCCTTTAAATGGAACTTGTAAAGCTCCCGTAGTAGTAGCAACCCTACCAGCAACACCAACTGGACTCGTGTTACTTACTTGATTAATACCAACTAAACTTGCGCTTCCTGCAGAAACTCCGTCTTTATAAACTGTAAGGGTTTTACCAACACCAAAATCAAACACTGCAACTAATTGTTTCCACGTGTTTACTGGAAATCCGCTAATGCTAACAAATCGAAAAGTAGAACCATCATAACATGCTACTGCCATGCTACTTGCGCCTTCATTAAATCTAATTGTATAAGGATATCTTGGTTCATTATTTAAGTTCCATTTCTCCAATAATTCAGCTTCCCCTGAATTTGGCTGACCGTTTGAAGGATTAAACCATATTTCGACGGTATATTGTTGGGTGTTTGTAAAGTTTGTTACCCCGTTTGAACTTGGGATTCTTCCATAAGATGAAGTTCCGTTGAACGTAAATCCGTTTGACCCGTTATAAGTTGGGTTAGTTAATGTTCCGTTTAAGCTATTACTTGTTAAATCGTACACAGTCGATCCCGATCCGCTATAACTAGGAATTTGATATGGGTCATAATGTAAAACTAGATTGGAGGTAACTGGGGTTACAAATCTTGGTGCTAAGTGGTTGTATGTTTGTATAATTTCTTCAAGTGATAGTTTTCTATCATAAAGAAATAAATTAGCAACATGCCCCCAAGGTTGACCTGCAGTATCGTTGTTGCCCCACCCCCAATGTGTTCTCCCTCCTGAACCTGCATTGATTGTACTTCCTACTTGTGAACCGTTTATATAAAATGTTTGGGACGAACTATCTCCAACTACTGCAAATTGAACCCACGTATCTGAGGAGGATGAAACGTCATACCCGGAAGTCTTAAATGAGCTGTCCCAATATCCCAACGTACCTGTCCCATTAGGGATAGTAATCGGTGTGTACTTAGGAGAGTTTGTGTAAAGTAATGTTCTAAATCCGGAATTACTACTCATTAATCTTGCCCAAGTAATATACGTATATCCTGTTGTTGGTAATGTGGGCCCAGTCCCGTTTACAACAACCCTGTTATTTCCTGTCGTGCAATCAAAACATCTAATCCCATTAAGGATCGTAAATGAAGCACCGGTTAAAGTGTGTGTATACGAACCTGTTAGGTCGTTAACAGTTGTGCCAGATCCAGAATAACTTGCCCTATCGTAAGCATCCAATTGCATAATCAGTCCTGACGTTACAAAAGAAGTTGATCTTGATATAAATGCTAATGGATATAGTATCATATTTGATTAGAAGTTTTGTGCGTAAGATCCGAAATACGTACTATTAGCGTATACAAATGTGTAAATATCGGTTTTATTAGCAGTTGCTGTCATAGTCGGTGGTGCTCCTCCCATCCAACTAATGGTTGGCCAAGTAATCGTATAGTTACCAGCTGCTGCTTGTTTTATTACCAGGATATAAGTTGCTCCGTTTTGTGGATTTGCAAAAGTAAACGTCTCACTAGCAGCAAGTGTACGTGTTTGTACGTTTCCATTATTCCAGTTTATTAAAGTTGTTGCTTCGAATGACGACATCCAGGATTGACCTGCAGTTCCATTTAGATTACCCGAATATGGAGAAGTGAATGATGTTCCTGATGTTCCCGCCGAACCTGATGCTCCTGTTTGCCCTGATGTACCGGATGTACCAGAAGACCCTGTTGTTCCAGACGTACCAGAAGTTCCGCTCGAACCAGCTGCGCCAGAAGGTCCTGAAGATCCTGAAGTTCCTGAAGATCCTGAAGATCCTGAAGAACCACTTATCCCATTGTATACCCATGATATTGTAAAAACATCTGATATAGTTATAGTACCATTCGCCACAAGTGGCGTATCAACTTGAAACTCGTAAACACCACCAGTTGAAGTAATGGATATAACTCTCCAGATACCAATAATATTGTTAGAACCTACTTGTGTGATTTGTAAATAGACAGGGTAACCAAGGTTCTGTATACTGTCTACTCCGGAAAGCCATGTAGAATAATTTGCCCCGTTTACCTCATCTGTATTTATGTAGACATATTCGATTAAACTCATTACAGGATCATCCGTTCCAAAATTTCCACTTCCAGGAGTAATAGTGGCAGCATAAATCCATCTACCGCTATTTGAAGAATCATTACCATCTGTCCCATTATCACCAGAACTTCCTGATTCTGCAATTGGGCTCCAACGA